CGAACGTGTCATTGGCGCGCACCAGATCAGCCTGCGCCCAGCGGATAGAGCCGGTGGCCACGGCCAGATCGATCAGGCCCATGTAGCTGATGTCCAGGCAGATCCGGCCATCGCGGGGCACCAGATAGGCCTGGCGGCGCGCCGGGTTCAGGCTGATGCCGATGGCCGCCACGTTGTTGACTGCGTTGACCACCGACTGGCGATTCTTCATCGCCACGCCCAGGGCGTAATCGTTGCCCTGCAGCACCTGGATGGCGAAGCCGGCTTCCTTCTCGAAATTGATGGACTTGTCCGACAGCACCGCGGCGAATGTCTCGCGGGTGCTGTAGATGTCGTCTGTGATGACTTGCAGATTGCTCATGTCAGTCCTTAGCGGCCACGGCGGTCTTGCCGCAGCCTTCGCAGGCGGTGAGGGTGGATTTGTGGTCGATGGTCGGGCCCAGCACGCCGGTGACGGCGGCCAGCACCACAACCCCGCAGGCGATGCCGACCCATTCGTAGCGGTCGAGGCGCAGAAGGGCGCGCAGGAGGCGGATCATTGGACGTCCCCTTCAGCGCGGGACGGGAAGCAGCCGGCACCTTCCTGACGCTCCTGATAGGCGCGGTGCTGACCGGTGCGGGCTTCCTGCTTGCTCGCCTTGCAGGACTTCGAGCAGAAGCGAGCCCAGCCGCGCGCACGGTCTGCGGTCCTGGCGGTGAACGTGCCGCCGCACTGCTGACACTTGTATTGGCCGGTGGAGGTCATTGGGCACCTCGCGCGGCCAGCAGGCCGCAGCGAACCATGCTCGCCTGCCATTCGGCCTTCGCGGCCTGGTAGGACGTTTCGCTTTCCCCGCGCATGCGCAGGCGAAAGGACGGCTCGGGCATGTGTTTCGTCGTCATGCTGACTTCCTCAGAAAGGCCATGGCGCGGTCGCCGATCAGGCCCAAGGGGTAAGCGGCGCACAGGCCGCACAGGATGAAGAGGGCGACGTTCATTTGCGCGGCGCCAGTTCGAACGACACGTCAAGCTGGCGCTCGGGATCCTCGATGGCATCCGCCAGCGTCTCGACGTAGTGCGCACACGCACCATCCATGAACTTGGCGAACAGCTCGCCGATGCGGCCGAACGTGTCGCCGCGGGCGTAGGCCTTGGCGGATTCCTCGAAGGCAGCCGTCAGCGCGGGGTTGCCGATGCTGTCCTCGTAGACCGCGTGCGCGGCCGGCTGACGGTTCGGGCTGGTCGCGGCATAGCGCACGACCTCTTGCTGGCCGTCGCGCAATGCAATGCGCACATCCCAGGCCAGGTCCATGCGCAGTTCCTGCTCAGGCGTCAGCTTGATTTCGGGGCGGGCGTTCATGGCTCAGTTCCGCCCTTCGAGCTCGGCTTGGCGGGCCATTTCGCAGTAATGCACCGCAGTGGCGACCTTGCGAAACTCGTCGGCCCAGGTGGTGCGGATGCGCTTGCGGTTGTTGGCGTCCGCCAATTCCCAGAGCGTTGCCAGGACGCGCCGGAAGGTGCTGTCCGAAATCGACATCGCGTGAATAGTGCGCTGGTCCGTGACGGGCGGGTAGGGCGGCTGTTCAACGGCCGGCGCCTTAGCGTCCTTCCAGCTTTCGCCCTTGACGTAGGTGTCCAGCACCTTGTCGGCCTCGATGAGGGCATCCACAACTGTCTTGACGGTGCCCTCAAGCGGGTAAAGCCCTTTCCCGGTGGCAGCGACCAGTACAGCCTGTACGGTGGCTTCGCTCAGATATTTCATGGTGGTCTCCTAGCCCCTACCGGGGCGGTGGGGTTAGGCGGCTTCTTTGACCAGCTCGTCGCGGGTGTGCGGGAACCAGAACGCGCCGGGATGATCGGGGCCAGTCAGATGGATAAACCGCCCGTAGAACGCGCCGTCCTCGGCAAAGCCGATGACGCGCATACCAGCGAACGAAACCCCGTACTCATTGGTAAAGGTCACGCGGTCGCCAACTTGCAGATCGCAAGGGACCGGGGGCTCTTGGCGCAGCTTGGCGGCGTAAGCCTTGACGTCGGTTTGCATCCTGTTCTCCCGTTTGCCCACCGGGTGGTGAGTGCATGGGAGGAATATTAGTCCGACTGCTAATTAAATTCAACAGTCGGACTAATAATTAATTGTAACGGCTATAAGGCCATCTTCAGGCTGATCTGTTTTAGGGCGGCGGGGCCTGGCGGGTCAGAAGTTTCGTCTCTTGGCCGTAACCATGGCGGCAATTACGACTGCAGCAAGCAGAAGGAAAAGATCGGTCAAATCAAGTGGCCGATACGGTCGGTTGATTGCTGGCTCAGCTACTCGCCAGAGGAAAGCCACTGCTGCAAACCATGTGTAAGGAACGAACCACGGCATCGTCCACCTGTGGGAAATCCAGGCGCTTAGAGCGATTGCGACCAGTACATAGACAATCCACAGGGACTCCTGACTGTCAACTGTCATGAATTTTTCCTTTTCTTGCCTGGGAGTAGGGAGGTAACGAGCAGAAATCCTGCTGGGGCAGCAAGGCCAATTAGAGCACCAAGCTTTGTCAGAGCCGGGCGGTCTGCATCTTGTATGAAGCCAAGCGCGCTGAGCGCCCACCCGGTTAAAGAGAACATGACGCCACTTATCATTGCTGCGACAAGGCCAAATGAAAACGTGAGTGTGAGCGCACCCAGGAGCATGTTGCCTAGCACGTCCCAGGGCCTGGGAGAGGGCGACTCTCTATGAACCGCAGCTTGAGGTTGGATTTGTGGAATTTCAGGTATACGCGCTACTCGTTCGCTCGACTGCGGCACGTTAAGCTTTGAGTTTCGAGCGACGTCTACGACGGCGGTAGGCGGCGGACGCACGGTAGCATCGACCGCAGCGCAACACTCCCTGATCGTACGGGTCGCCATTTCAAAATCGACTCGGAAATACTCTTGCCGGGTTACGCCAAAGCGATGCCGCCGGAGAGCTTCGAACACCATCTTTTCGGCGCGCCCGCAATCTAGCGTCTTGTGCTCGAATACGCAACGGAAGTGCTTGGGTGTTTCTGTGCCTGCAGAACGGTTCAAGTCTTGTGCCCTTGCATGACCCGATCTCGTTGACTGGCCGATCTTCCAGATGTTTTCAGCGAACGCTTCGTTCTGGAGGATGTACACGACACCGGCCTTGCCGTCATTCGCGTCGTATCCTCTTGCCGTCGGCCGCATCGCTGGCCGGGTTGACTTTCCGTTTTGACTCGGCTGTAGGATATCGGTAATTGTGTAACCGTTTGACGGCGACCTTCTTAAGACAACGCTTCCGCCCACTGTCGGACGTCCCTCATGCTCGCTGCCGACGTGCGCGGTTAAAACCAAGTCCGTCGCGCCGTTGCGGACTTTAACGTCGCAACGTTCCGTGTCGCGCACTAGGACGACTGTGCCGATGTAGCTTTGATCATGACGAAACGAATTGGCTGCATTCATTTGATGGAAGTTCGCGAGATCAGCTCATCAAATTTTAAATCCCACCCAGAAAGCGCGTCCGATAATCTCAATTTCCGGATCTTCAAAGCTCAGGTGTAGATCTTGGTAGACAGCGGCGTTTTCAGACCTGGCAATGAAACCACCGTTGCCCTTGTACAGCCGCTTGACCTTGACTTCGTCGTGTTGGCGGAAAGCATAGATCTTGCCATTCAGAATCGAGGTAGCGCCGCGGTTCACCAGGATGGTCGCACCATCAGGAATGAGAGGTTCCATGCTGTCGCCTTTCACTGACACGGAAACGGTCTGCTGTGGTGTTGCGCCCGACGAACGCAAGAAATCGGCGCGGAAAGAAAGCCGGCTTTTTTCATCTTCTGACAGCACGATTTCGCCATGTCCGGCAGAGACGCGAACTGCCAGCCGACGAACAGGGATGAACTCTGTTGCGTCCGTGTCTTCCGGCACGGCCTCTGCAATTCGCAAGATTTCCTTTGCTAAATCGGGGCTTATTTCCTCCGGCTGACACTGCAAGACCGCAGCAAACTTAACCAGAGCATTGACGTTGAGCGGGATGCGCCCGTTGAGGTACTGGCTAACCGAACTTTGAGTGCTGAATCCGAGCAAGGCGGCCAGAACCTCCTGGGAACCAGACTCTCCTCGCGCACGGCGATCAGCTTTCCATTGGTCGTAAGCGAGTTTTAGCCTGGCGGCGTCGGCCAATTGGGCGGGGGTGAGTGGCAGTGCGGGCATGGGTCGAACAATATTAGTAGGGCTGCTAGTAAGCAATTAGTCGGACTGTTGACCAAAATAAGTAGTCGGACTAATATTTGTCGCATGAACGCCATACAAGCCATTCGCAAACAGTTGGGGGTGACCCAGGCCGAACTCGCCCGGGGCATCGGTGTAACCCAGTCGAACGTTTCGTTTTACGAGAAAGGGCAGACCATGCCCCCGGTCGTGGCGGGCCGGTTGATCGACTACGCAAAAGGCCTGGGAACCGAACTCACGTTCGACCAGATCTACCGGCCTGACGCCGCCAGCATGGCGGAAGCGGCATGAGTCCATCAATGCACCGACGCGCTTTCGCGCCCCTCGGTCGCCCATGCCGTGCGGTCACGCTCGGCGCGCAGCTCATCAAAGATATCCAGCACTGCCTTCTCGCTGGGGTCCTCAAAGGCCCGGCGGGCGATGTCCTGGGCGTGCTGCAGCAGCTTTTCGGTTTCGGTCATTTCGGTTCGCGTCGTGTTGTTGATGCGAAAAATTTTGGCCCGAGGCCACCCTGTAATTCATCTTGTAACTCGATGAATTTTTCCTACTAAGCGAAGAGAAATGCACACCCATCCCGCAGTTGTTTATGGCGCCAGTACCCCGACGGCGCCCGCCGGAAAGAGGTTCCTGCCGCCGTCGACGGTTGCCGCGTGCAGGACTTTCCGCGAGGCCGTGCGCCTCGCCTGGGACCATCGGACCCGCCCGAACATGACGCAGCGCAGCCTGGCTGAAGAGTGCGATCTGTACGCGCCTCACGTCAGCAGCTATCTGCACCCCGAACCCTTCGACGAGAAGAACCGGCCGCGGCTGAACCTTCCCGCCGACCGCATTGATGCCTTTGAAGAGGCTGTGGGCAACCACGCCATTCGCCAGTACCTCAACCATCTAGGCCGGCTGACGATCATGGAAGAAGTCATCGCCCAGAGGGCCGCATGACATATGAGCAAGCCCTTGCGATCGCCAAGCGCGCCTTTGAAGAAGAGCTGCGCCGGCACAACTGGGACCGCGCCAAGGCCTACGAAGAAATGATGCTGCGCGAAGACCTGAACCCTCAATTGCGTGAGGCCTTTCTGGTTATTGGCCGCCACACCGCTTTCTCCACGAGGCACTGATGCGCTACCCGCTGAACTCCCGCACGCGCCAACGCGCGCACCAAGCGATCGACGCGGCGCCGGATGGCTACTTCTTTTTGTCGCCCGCCGAGCCCACGCGCAAGCTGTCTTTGAACGCCAAGATGTGGGCGATGCTGCACGACGTGGCGCGGCAGCTGCGCTGGCCCGTCAACGGTGTGGAAGAGCAGCTTTCGCCCGAGGCCTGGAAGGATATTTTCACGGCCAGCCTGAACCAGGAGCAGCGCATGGCCGCCGGCCTGCGTGGGGGGTTCGTGATGCTGGGGGAAAGCACCAGCGGAATGAGCCAGCGCAAGATGAGCGAACTCATCGACCTGATTGACGCGTTCGGCTCCGAGCGCGGTGTGCGCTGGTCAGGCCCGGACGAGATCCCCGGGTGGGTGCGCTGATGCTTCGCCGCACGCCCCTGACCCGCAAGACCCCGCTCAAGGCTACCGCAGGCTTGACGCGCGCCCCATTCAAGCGCCGCGCGCCGAAGAAGCGCCCGGGCTATCACGAACCCAAGTACCTGGCCGCGTGTAAAGGCGAGTGCTGCTACCTGCGCTTCCCTGGCTGCGCCAGCTATCCCGAAGACCCCACGGTCGTGCCCGCCCATCAAAACGAAGGGAAGGGCATGGGCCTGAAGGTCGCCGATCGTTTCACCGTACCCGCCTGCTACTTCTGCCACGCGCTCTATGACCAGAGCGGGATAGATCGCGAAATCAAGCGCGCCACTTGGAGCTGGGGATACACGCGGTGGGAACCCGTGCGCGCCGAGAAGATGGCCGCGAACGACGACAAGATGAAGGAGGCCGCGTAATGGCTGCTGACTGGATCAAGATGCGCACCGACCTTTACCGCGACCCGCGCGTGTGCGTTATGGCTGACCTGCTGATGAACGAAGACGGCGAACTTGCGCGTTACGTCAATCAACACTGTCAGCGTCACATGAGCGTAACGCGTAACGTTATGCGTAACGTAACGGTCGGCGCGCTTGTTTCGGTGTGGGGCGTCATGCGACTGCGTGGCAAGGCCGAAGGCGACGACTTGGTGTGTCGCGCGGTCACCACATCAGTGCTGGACGACATCGCCGATTTGCCAGGATTGGGCGCCGCAATGGAGTCCGTTGGTTGGGTCATCAGTACCGAGGAAGGCCTTGTTTTTCCTCGCTTTTTTGAAGATCACAACGTTGATCCTGATGCCTCCCCTAAGTCGAAATCTGCTGCTCGCCAGCAGCGTTATCGCGAGCGCCAAAAGCAGGAAAGTGACGTAACGCGTGACGTAACGCGTTACGCAAAAGTGACGCCTAGAGAAGAGAAGAGAAGAGAAGAAGAAAAGATAAAAGAACCCCCTATATCCCCCAAGGCCGAACCGACCAAAGCGAAGGCCTCGACGACGATCACCACTGTTGACCTGCGAACCCGTGATGTCGAACCGCAAGTGGCTTCCGACTTTCTGGCGCTGCGCGCGAAGAAGCGGGCGCCGTTCACGCTGACCGCGCTGACCGGCATCGAGCGAGAAGCGGCGATAGCCGGCATATCGCTGAACGCCGCGCTGCGAACTGCGACTGAACGCGGGTGGCAGAGCTTCAAAGCCGAATGGGTTCGTGCTGACCACGGGCCGGGACGGCAGATGGGGTTGGGCATGCCGTCGGCCATGACGGAGTCCGAGCGCCGCAAGCAGGAATTCTTGCGCTTGGCAGGGCAGGGCGCGCAGGACAGCCGCACCGTGGACATGGAGGCCGTCTGATGCACAGCCGCGACGTCCCCGCCTTTGCCGACCTGCTGGCCGGCGTATTCGACGCATACAACCGCGTGGCGCCGCAATCCACCACGCAGATGCTGTGGCTGCGCATGCTGGAGCCCTACGACTTCCAGGCGGTGAGCGCGGCGTTTTCGCAGTACGTGGCCAACGAGGCCAAATTTCCGCCCACGCCGGCGCAGATTCTGGCGCTGCTCGGCCACGGCACGGGCGACAACCGACCGAGCGCGGACGAGGCCTGGGCCACTGCGCTGCTGTCGCGCGACGAGGCGGAAACGGTCGTCTGGACGCAGGAAACTGCACAGGCCTTCGTGTCGTGCCGCTCCGTGCTGGACCTGGGCGATGAAGTCGGCGCGCGCATGGCGTTCAAGGGCGCATACGACCGGCTGGTCTCGCGGGCGCGCAATGAGCGGCGGCCGGTTGCGTGGCAGGCATCGCTGGGCTGGGATGCTGATCGTCGCGAACGGGCGTTGACCGCTGCTGGCAATGCCGGGCTTTTGCCGGCGCCGCACGTCGCCGCGCTGTTGCCGCCGCCCGATCCCTCCAACGGCATGGGCGACGACGAGGTCGCAGCCGAGAACATCGCGCGCCTTCGCAAGCTGGTGGCCAGCGCCATGTCGCCCAGCGAGAAGCGCCGCCGCGCCGCCGAAGAGGCCGGCCAAGCCGAGCGCGACCGCCTCGAAACCCTGAAAGCGCAGACGGCGGCCAAGGTCGCCCGGCACCAGCAAGGGGCCAACGCATGACGTCTTACGCCGAAGCCAGCGCCGCCGCGAGCGGCCACGAAACCCAAAGCTATGGCCTTTGCGCTGCCTTCGGCTGCTGCCTGCCGGGCACGCTCACGATGAACACCCAAGGCACGAAGGACTGGCATTGCCGCCTGCACTTCGGCGCGCACCGGTCGGAGTTCGACGACATCAGCGCGCGCGCCCAGAACCGCAAGGCTTTGTTCACCGCCGCCTACTGGCTGATCAACCGCCCCAAGGGCGACAGCGTCAGCCGAAAGGTGCTGGACCGAATCGAAGCCTTGGGCCGCGCCGACATCCTGGCCAGCGCCGCCAAAGCCGAAAAGCTCACCGCCTACCACCTGGGCGCCCACATGCTTCGCGTACTTGGCGACGAATGCCGCCAGCCCCAAGCGCACATGGGCACCCCCAAACCCGCCGGCCCGACCTGGCTGGACCAAAACCAAACCGAGGAAGCCGAAGCATGACTACACCGAACTTGACCGCCCGGTCTGCCGACGTGGCGCTGGATCCGCTGGCGGGCACTCTGGCTGGCCGCGCGCTGGATGTCGCCGACCCCTGGGCACAGGATGGCGCCCAAACCAGCACGATCAAGCCGGAGGCCCGCGCCAGTGCTGGATCTGGGGCGGCGCCCTCGGTGGGCCCGGCGGCCTACACGCTGACGCTGCCGTATCCGATCAGCGCGAATCGCTACTGGGCCAGCCGGACGGTTACGCCCAGGGGCAAGCCGTCGTTCACCAGCACCTACGTGACGAAAGAAGCCAAGGAATACAAGGCCCAGGTGCAGAAGCTGGCGCTGGTGGCCGGCGTCCGCAAGCCCATCGCCGGCCGGGTGCGCGTGGACTTCACCCTGTACCCGAACCGTCCCCTGGACTGGCAAAAGCGCATGCGCAAGGACGGCGCGGCCTGGGATGACAGTGTCATGTGCCTGGACCTGGACAACGCCCAGAAGGTGGTGCTGGACAGTCTCAAGGACGTGGTTTTCCAGGATGACGCCTGGGTGCGGGAGATCCACGCCCGCCGGGCCGAGCCGGACGAGTTCGGCGCGCGCCTGATGGTGGTGGTCACGCCCCTGGCCGTGGCGCAGCCGCAAACCGACCTCTTCGCCCAGGAGCGCAAAGCATGACCACCCACGAACAGAAGGACCGCAATGCGGAAATCGTCCAGCGCCGGCTGAACGGCGAAGCCACTGGAGCCTTGGCGCTCGAATACGGCGTGACGGCCACGCGCATCGCCCAGCTGGTGCGCCGGCACAAGGAAAAGGCGGGGGAGCGCCCGAACGTCTCCCGCCGCAAGAAGCCGTCCGACGCGGTCCGGCCGCGCCTGCGCAAGGGCGAGTACGGGCTTTGGTACTGCGGTGACGCCTTGCTGACCCGCGCAGGCGAGACGCCCAAGGCCGCATACGACCTGTGGATGACGGCATCCATCGCGGCCGCCCAGCCCCAGCCGCGCGCGAAGACTGCGCCGGCCGCCGAACCTCTGCCGCCTTACACCGGGCCTGTCACCGTCGTGACCGGCACCCGGGCCGCGCCGCGTGCGCTCGTCATGCCCGCGTCCATGCGCTTTGCTATGGAGCGTGCTGGCCTCGCGCAAGGGCGGCTCATCACGCTGAGCGGCACCTGACCTATGCGCCTGACGGACTTCGATTGGCCCGAAATCATCCTGGACCTGCGCCGTTGTGGCATGGGCCAGCATGAGATTGCCCGAAACATGGGGCAAGCCGTGGGCGAATCGATGGTCCGCCAGTACCTGGCCGGCGCCTCGCCTGCGCACTGGAGGGGGGAAATCCTCTTGACCCTCTGGGAAGAGCGGACCGGCCGAGATCGGGAAGCCGCTCCGCGCCGTCCGGCGGAAATGCGGCGCGTCTCTGAACGCCGCCCGAGAAGCCGGCAAGCCAGCCATATGCCCACCGAGCATTTGCCCGCGGTGGCGCATGCATACGGCCTCACCGTCCCTGCGCTGCTGCACCTTCTGAACAAACGCCCGCGGCGCGCCGTTGCGTCCGGGGAAACCCTCTCCCTGCCGGGATTCGAAGAATGAGCTTGAACGAGAAACAGCGGCGCTTCGCTGCCGAATACTTGATCGACCTGAACGCCAAGCAGGCGGCGATCAGGGCCGGATACAGCCCGAAGACTGCCGAATCGCAGGGATCCCGACTGTTGAGCAATGCAAAGGTGGCCAAGGCGATCCAGGCCGGCAAAGAGGCGCGGTCTGCCCGAACCGAGATCACCCAGGACCGAGTGCTACAGGAACTGGCCCGCCTGGCGTTCTTCGACATCCGGCGGCTTTACCACGACGACGGCAGGCTGAAGGCGCCGCACGAGCTGGACGACGATACCGCCGCCGCGGTGGCGCAGTTGGAAAGCATCGAAGAGTTCGCCGGCCGGGGTGAGGATCGGGAGGCCATCGGCACCACCAAGAAGGCCAAGACTTTCAGCAAGGACGCCGCGCTCGCCCTGGCCATGCGCCACCTGGGAATGTTGAACGACAAGCTGACCATCACGCGCCCGCGCGTTGTGCGCCGCGACCTGACCGGCCGCAAGGACGGTGCCTAATGCAGCCGGAAATACACTACGACTACGCCGCCCAGGGGCCGGTGCTGGCCGAGTACATCGCCTCCCGCGCGCCGCGGACGATGATCATGGGGCCGCTGGGTAGTGGCAAGACCAATGCCAGCTGCTGGCGGGCCATGGACATCATGTGCGAGCAGGAGCCGGACGCGCAGGGCGTGCGGCGCTCGCGCGGCGCTGCCATCCGAAACACCTATCCAGACCTGATGAGCACGACCACCAAGGACTGGCTGGAAATGTTCGGGGACCTGGGCCGCTGGGTGGCCGGTGGCCTGGAGCCGCCGACGCATTACCTATCGTTTGACCTGGACGACGGCACCAGCGTAGAGGCAGAGCTCGTTTTCATCGCCCTAGACAGGCCGGAGCATGAGCGCAAGCTGCGTGGCCTGCAACTGACCTTCGCCTGGCTGAACGAGGTCAAGGAGCTGGTCAAGGCCATCGTGGACATGCTGGACTTGCGCGTCGGGCGCTACCCGAAGGATGTCCGGCCCACCTGGTTCGGCCTCTTCGGCGACACCAACGCGCCGGATAGCGACCACTGGTACTACAAGCTGGCCGAGGAAGAGAAGCCAGAGGGCTGGCTGTTCCTGCGTCAGCCGGGCGGTGTGGTGAAGCTGGGCGATCGGTGGCAGGTCAACCCAAAGGCTGAGAACCTGGCCAACCTGCCGCCCGGCTATTACGAGCGCGGCATGCAGGGCAAGAAAGAGGACTGGATCAAGGTCAACCTGGGCAACCAGTACGGCTTTGTGGTCGACGGCAGGCCCATCCACCCCGACTATCAGGACTCGATGCACTGCCGGGACTTCGAACTGGATCCGCGCCTGCCCCTGATGATAGGCATGGACTTCGGGCTGACGCCCGCCGCGGTCTTTGCCCAGCGCCGCGCCATGGGCGGCTGGCGCATCCGGTCGGAACTGGTGGCTACCAACATGGGCGCCGAGAAGTTCGCCCACGAGATCCACCTGCACCTGGCCCAGATGTATCAGGGATTCCACATCGGTGGCTTCTGGGGCGACCCGTCAGGGGACAACCGCGCGCAGAGCGACGAAACCACGCCGTTCCAGATCCTGAAGGCTGCCAACCTGCCCGCCGTGCCGGCGCCGACCAACGACCCGCTGTTGCGCTGCGGCGCAGTGGATGGCGCGCTGACGCGGATCATCGACGGCGAGCCGGGGCTGCTCGTGCACAGTGATTGCAAGACCCTGCGGAAGGCGCTGGCCGGTGGCTACTGCTACCGGCGCCTGGCCGTCTCGGGTGAACGGTTCGCTGACGCGCCGGTCAAG